GGTCGTGTACGTGGACTTGTTCAAGAACATCGCCGCACTCCTGAATTCCACAAAAGCGAACAAAATCCTACCTATTTGAAATTGGTCATGCTGGAACAGGTGTTGACCAAAAAAATGCACGAAGATGCGACCATGCCAATGGGAACCATGGCCACACCAACCACTGCACAAACAGCTGGCATGCAGGCTGCGCAAATGCAACAAAAGAAAAAAACAACACAAGATCAAATCAAACAGATAGATGAACAAATCAAAGCGTTGACAGCACAAAAAAGCCAATTACAACAACAAATGAACAATCCAACCATGGAAAATCGTCGCAATCACAATCGCCTGTATCGCCGCCTGGCAGAAAGCGAAATACAACAGGCGCAGGTAGTCTTGGCAGCTCAAGACATGGTTGACCGTGTACAAAAGATGTTGGAAGATGTGACCAGCATGCAGTTTAAAGATTTACCTGCATTGGTCGATCAAGTCAAGAACGAAGTGGGTATTGAGCAAAGTGCTCAATTCAACACCGATGCCAATGCGGCTCTAGGTGGTCTGGTACAAAACCTACAGGCTAGCAAACAACAACTGGAACAGGCTCTTGGTGTAGTGACCGGACAAGGTGGCGCAACACCTCCAGCCATGGATGCATTAGGTGCTGCAGGTGGTGCAGGATTGCCCGATGATGGTCAAACTCCTCCAGAGATGCCGGCCGTTGATGATATCGATGCCGACCTCGATCTTGATGCCAACATGAAAACACCTCCTGCTGCGCTAGGACGTGGCCGCAGATAATGCGTGTTCAAGAAATTTGTGAGTCTGCTGATCCCAGCGCACAAAAATTATTGGCCTTGAGTCAATTTTTGGCTGGACGAGCCGATGATGAAAATGCTCGAAAAGAAATCAGTACCGAGGCATTTGTACAGGCAGCCAAAAGTCTTGGCATTGAAGTAAACCCACAAAACTTGGCCGAATACATAGCACAAGAACCACTCAAAGATATCCTGGAACCCCTGGATCCCAATAGCGGCGTCATTCGATTCCGTGGCAACACCGAAGGTGACACTGGCATGCCAGTTGATCAAGCCAGGGCCATTGTGGACAAAAACGCCAAAGCGGCCTTAAAACGTCGCACCTAAACCGTTGACATTCTGAGCTAAGTATCATATACTTGTAAAAAGGAGTTGACTATGAAAAAACTACTAGTATCTTTATCATTGTTGGTTGTTGCCAACACAGCATCAGCCGAGCACTGGCGCCATGGATTCCATGGTAGATGGTCACCGCCAATCACCAGCTGGGTAGCACCGGCCATAGTGGGTGGCATAATCGGTTATGAACTGGCCAGACCGGCCTACATTCCACCACCGCCAGTTTATGTGGAGCCTCAGATAACGTATGTCCAGCCTTCTTTACAACCACGCACTCCAGTGGGTTATCACTGGGAACAGATCTTGGATGCCAACTGTAACTGTTACAAAACTGTGTTAGTATCAAACTATTAATCATGGCCTACTCAGACAAAGTAATTGATCACTATGAAAACCCACGCAACGTGGGTAGTTTTGCCAAAGACGAGGAAGGCATTGGCACAGGTATGGTAGGAGCCCCTGCGTGTGGGGATGTTATGAAACTTCAAATAAAGGTAAACAATGTTGGAATTATTACAGACGCCCGGTTTAAAACTTACGGCTGTGGCTCGGCGATCGCTAGTTCGAGTCTTGTCACTGAATGGGTTAAGGGCAAAACGTTGGACCAAGCAGGAAGCATCAAGAACAGCCAAATTGCTGAAGAGCTGGCGCTCCCGCCCGTCAAAATACATTGTTCGATACTCGCCGAAGATGCTATCAAGGCTGCAATAGCAGACTACAGAGAAAAGCAGTGATCCACGTCACGCCTCGAGCCGCTAGTCGAATTGCCACCAATCTTGACCGTAGAGGACAAGGAGTTGGCATACGCATTGGTGTAAGAACTACCGGTTGCTCAGGGCTGGCTTATGTGTTAGAATATGTAGATAGCCCTACAGAATCAGATTTAATATTTGATTCAGAAGGCTTTAAAATTGTTGTAGATCCCCGAGACCTTCCTATCATTGACGAGCTCACAGTGGACTATGTGCGTCAAGGACTAAACGAAGGCTTTGACTTTATCAACCCTCAAGAACGAGATCGTTGCGGTTGCGGCGAGTCATTTAGAATATAACGCATGTTTAATCCCCGATTCGATTACAAACCCATACCCAGGGAAACTGTAGATGGGCGCAGGCTTTATGCCACACCAGATGGTCGTCGATTACCCAGCGTGACCACAATCCTGGAAGCTACCAAACCCGAAGAAAAACGGCAAGCCTTGCAGAACTGGCGCAACCGGGTAGGGCACGCACAGGCACAGGCTATAACCACAGAAGCAGCCAATCGTGGTACTAGAATGCACAAGTATCTGGAAGACTACACCAAAACTGGTGCCATTGCCGAAGCCGGTAGCAATCCGTACAGTCGACAAAGTCACGTCATGGCCTCCACGGTGATCGAACACGGTCTTTGCAATGTGTCAGAATTTTGGGGTTACGAAGTGCCCTTGTACTTTCCAGGAATCTATGCCGGCACCACCGACGCTGCCGGTATTCATTTGAATGAACAATCGATCTTGGACTACAAGCAGACCAATAAACCCAAACGGCGCGAGTGGATCGAAGACTATTTCCTGCAATTATGCGCCTATGCCGAAGCACACAATGAAGTACACGGTACTCAAATTCAAAAAGGTGTAGTATTGATGTGCGTCAAACCCGAAATGGATGATCTGGGCAATTTGACAACCGAGCCCGAGTATCAAGAATTTATAATATCGGGTGCGGAATTTGAACAGTATCGCCAGTTATGGTGGCAACGTGTAGAGCAATATTATCTACTAAATACACTATAAGACACAAAGGATAACAAATGGCTATTGTACAGATCAGTCAGATTACCAATCGCAAAGGATACAACTCAAATTTACCGCAACTGGCTGGCGCTGAGTTTGGATGGAGCACCGATACACGTCAACTGTATATTGGCAACGGTACCTTGGAAGAAGGGGCACCTATCATTGGCAACACCGAAATTCTCACTGAATTTAGTGATCTAACTCCGGTTCCTGCCACGGTAATATTGGCCGATGCTACTGCTTCTCCAACTACGGCATTTAGATTGACAGCAGGTGCTGTGGTATTTTCTTATACTATCGTTAGAGCAGGTGTTTATCAAGCTGGCACTGTCAAAATTGCAGGAGCTTCGTTCAACGACTCGTCGGTGGGCACAACCGGCATTACCTTGAGTGCAACCTATTCGAGCGGACAAATCGAAGTGCAATACACCAGTACTTCCACCGGGGCTGATGCCCAACTAAGTTATCTAGTTTCAGTATCAGCCTGATGTGGCCTGCTACTTTTGCTGGCCGGCTAGAAAGCTGGTACGGCTTGCGACAACAATGTCAAAATCTCTCCGTTGAATCAGCATTGGAAACCATTAATTCTTGGTGGTCAATTACTCCTTGGCAACCCTATTATCTACACTGGGATGATCTAGCTGACTGGCCTGATCCCTGGACTCTTTTGAACGACAATGTGTATTGTGATCTTGCACGAGCCTTGGGAATCCTGTATACTATAAGTTTACTAGACCGTGCAGATTTGACGGATGCAGACTTGGTTTTGACACAGGATGGACATAATTTAGTTTTGGTTGACAAATCAAAATATATACTTAATTGGAACCCAGATACCATTGTAAATACCAACCAAGAGATTCAAATCAAGCGACACCTGTCGCAGAGCCAAATAAAACAGCAGTACAATTAGAAAACGAGAGTAGGAATGACGCAAATCACAGTAGTCAAAAGAAGCGGACGCAAAGAGCCATTGGATTTAGAAAAATGGCAAGCCCAGATAGCCAAAGTTTGTAAAGGCATTGCTGACGTCAGTCAGAGCATGATTGAAATCAAAAGCCAATTGCATTTTTATGATGGAATTACCACACAAGAAATCGATGGCATTACCCTGAGATCCATAGTGGATCTCATTGATGTAGAAGCCAATCCCGAAGTAGGGCATACCAATTATCAGTACGTGGCTGGCAAACAACGACTCAGCATGCTGAGAAAAGATGTATACGGCTCGTACGATCCTCCTCACTTGTACGAAATTGTCAAACGCAACGTGGCCACTGGTCTTTATACACCAGAACTACTTGAATGGTACACTGCGGACGATTGGAATCGCATGAACGACATGATCGATCATGACAAGGACGAACAATACAGTTATGCCGCCATCGAGCAACTGATTGAAAAATATCTGGTACGTAACAGAGCCACAAAGGAAATTTATGAAACTCCACAGGTTAGATATATGGTCGCGGCCGCTACTGTGTTTCACACGGAAGAACCCAACAGCGCCAGGATGCGCTACATCAAAGAATACTACAATGCCGCTAGTGATGGATTATTCACTCTTGCCACTCCTGTGCTTGCAGGCCTTGGAACTCCTACTAAACAGTTTAGCTCGTGTGTGCTTATTCGTTCGGATGATGATCTGGACAGTATTTTCGCCTCGGGCGAAATGATGGCCAAGTATGCCAGCAAACGTGCCGGCATAGGTCTAGAAGTTGGTCGACTGAGACCGTTGGGCAGTCCCATACGTGGTGGCGAAATCATGCACACCGGTATGATCCCATTCTTGAAAAAATGGTTTGGTGATTTAAGAAGTTGTAGCCAAGGTGGCATACGCAATGCCAGTGCCACGGTATTTTATCCCATCTGGCATCATCAGTTTGATGATCTCATTGTGCTCAAAAACAATCAAGGCACCGAAGAAACTCGAGTGCGTCACATGGACTATGGTGTGGTACTGTCGGCATTCTTCTGGAGACGCTTCAAGAACAAGGAAATGATCACGTTCTTTGATCCCAACGAAGTGCCCGACCTGTACGAAGCCTTTTATAAAAACACCGCACTGTTCGAAGAACTGTATGTCAAATACGAACGCCGCAAGGACCTGAGAACCAAGGTCATGGCCGCAGAAGATGTGTTCAAGGGCGGAATACTAAAAGAACGTACCGATACTGGTCGTATCTATCTGGTATTCATTGACAACGTGCAGAACCAAGGACCATTTGATCCTGAGTATCACACAATCTATCAAAGTAATTTGTGCTGTGAGATCCTGTTGCCTACCAAGAGCTTCAAGCGGCTCGACGATGAATCGGGTCGCATAGCGTTATGCACCCTGGGATCAATCAACTGGGGAGCGTTCCGTAACCCCGAAGACATGCGCCGTGCTTGCCGTATCCTACAGCGTAGTCTATGCAACATACTTGACTATCAAGACTTCCTTAGTATACAGAGCAAACTGAGCAATGATGAAATCCAGCCCTTGGGCATTGGTATCACTAACTTGGCCTACTGGCATGCCAAGCGTGGACTCGAATACGGTGAACGTGATGCATTAGCCGAAGTTAAAAGCTGGATGGAACATCAGGCATTTTATCTAACAGAAGCCACAGTAGAACTGGCCCGAGAACGTGGTGCTTGTTTGCACAGCGAACATACTCGGTACGGCCAGGGTGAGTTTCCTTGGGAACGCAGAGCCGCAGCAGTGAATGAACTGGCAGACTTTGCACCCGAACTGGATTGGGAAACACTACGAGCCAATATGAAGCAGTACGGTGTTCGCAATGCCACACTAATGGCCATTGCTCCGGTTGAGAGTAGCAGTGTGGTAATCAACAGTACCAATGGTATCGAAATGCCTATGAGTTTGATCACAGTCAAAGAAAGCAAGGCCGGAAGCCTAATCCAGGTGGCACCCGAATACAACAAACTCAAGAACCGTTATCAACTCATGTGGGAGCAACGTGATTGCAACGGCTATCTCAAAACCGCAAGTGTGTTGGCTGCTTATGTGGATCAAAGTATCAGCACCAACACGTTTTACAATCCGGCACACTTTGCCGATCGTAAAGTGCCAACTACCTTGATTGCCCAAAATTTAATGCTGGCACACCGTTGGGGCCTCAAGACGTTCTATTATAGCCTGATCAACAAGCAAGGATCAAAAGGTATTGATGCGCCCAAAGATGCTCCATTGGAAGCGATCAATTTTGATGAAGACGCCGATTGCGAAAGTTGTAAATTATAAAGGAAAAACCATGAGCCAAGCACAATACAATTTACGCACACCAACCAACTATCTCGGTCGCAAGATGTTTCTTGATCCGGCTGGTCCTGTGACCATACAGCGATTTGAAGAAGTCAAGTACAACAAGATAGTCAAGTTTGAACAAGAAGCACGTGGATTCTTTTGGGTACCCGAAGAAATCAGCCTGACCAAGGATGCCACGGACTTCAAAGAAGCTACAGATACTGTGCGTCATATCTTTACCAGCAATCTGCTGAGACAGACTGCACTTGACAGCCTACAAGGTCGTGGACCCACACAGGTGTTTACTCCAGTGGTGTCAATTCCTGAACTGGAATCCTTGATGTTCAACTGGGGATTTTTTGAAACCAACATCCATAGTAGAAGTTACAGTCACATCATTCGCAACATCTACAACGTGCCCAAGGATGAATTCAACAGGATACACGACATTGAAGAAATTGTAGGCATGGCAAGTACCATTGGTCTTTACTATGATCGTTTGCACATGATCAACTGTCGTCGAGAATTGAAAGAGCAGTTCGACGAGTATGAACATATCAAGGCCATCTGGTTGGCTTTAAATGCCAGTTATGGCCTTGAAGCATTCCGATTCATGGTATCATTTGCCACCAGCCTGGCCATGGTCGAGAATAGAATCTTTATCGGCAACGGCAATATCATCAGCCTGATCCTGCAAGATGAAATCTTGCATAGAGATTGGACTGCCTGGATCATCAATCAAGTGGCCAAGGAAGATCCGCGTTTTGCTCAGGCCCGTGTCGACTGTGAAGAAGAAGTGTATGCCATGTATGAGGATGTGATCCGTGAGGAAAAAGACTGGGCCACGTATCTGTTCAAGAAAGGACCTGTAATCGGTCTCAATGCCAACATCTTGAGAGACTTTGTGGATTTTACTGCGGTAGCAGCCTTGAAAGAAATTGGCATCAAGTATAGAGGTACAGCACCTCGTAGCACACCCATTCCCTGGTTCATGAAACATGTGAATACCAGCAACAAACAGACAGCGTTACAAGAGTCTGAAAGTACCAATTACGTTATTGGTGTCATGAGCGATACGCTTGACTACGACGCCTTGCCTGCGTTATAATATTATTGAAGGGAACACAACATGAAAGCTATTATCTGGAGTAAAAATACCTGTCCTTATTGTGATCAGGCCAAGTCCTTGTTGACGCTCAAAGGAATCAACTACGAAGAACGCAATATCAATAACGGATGGGATCGTGAAGATCTATTGGCTGCTGTTCCTGGCGCCAGAAGCGTGCCACAAATTTTTTTAGATGATAAATTAATAGGCGGATTCGCTGAATTACGACAACATTTACAAGGATAACATGACTATAGAATTAGACCAAGTTTATACAATCAAGATAGCCAACGGCGATGAACTAGTGACCAAGATCACGGCCGAGGATGCAGATACCTACACAGTGGCTCGCCCACTTACTGTGGTACCCGGACGTGAAGGTGTACAAATGATTTTCAGCCTGTTCACCGCAGATCCTGAAAAATCCGTGACAATAAATAAAGCACAAGTGTCATTAATTGCAGCCAGTAGAGACGAAGTTTGCGATAGTTATCTTGAAGCAACAACTGGTATCAAACCAGTACGCAATAAAATTTTAATGGGCTAAATTGTGCCAAAATTTGTACAACGAGTAGGAGATGCCAACGCTGGGGGTGGCATTATTTTAACAGGTGAACCTACTGTACTGGTCAATTTCAGACCCATTGCCACGGTAGGCAGTAAAGTAAGCCCGCATCCACCCTGCGGAGCCAAGGGCGGCGCAGCTCATTGTGCAGCACTAACTACCGTAAGTGGGTCTAAAATTTTGGCTGGATTTAAACCAGTTACTACCAGCGGAACCATTGACAGTTGCGGTCATCCCAGACTGACCGGAGATTTTACAGTCGTAGCAGGATTATAAATTGACCACAAGTTATCTGACTGCTCTGCAACTTGATGCCAGCCCAGGACTGTTACAAAACACCGGATTGGTTGCCAACACAGCCTTGACCACCGAGATCGCGGCCTACAACAGTACGCCGTTGATCGCACCTTTTTTGAATGTGTTGGCCAATGCTAGCTCGGCCAATCTGTCCAACAGCACAATCGCAACTTTGGAGACACTAGCCTCCAACACTTGTCCGGCCTTGGCCGACAGTGTGCCGGCGGGCTATGCCACATTGACTGTGGGCACAACCCTGTTTACCGGCTTGATTGCCACCACAGCCGCAACTTACATGGGCAACGGAGACCTGACCAAATTTGTACAGGCTCTGAATCAGGCACAGAGTTATGCCGACCAAGCCAGTATCTTTGTCAACACTGCGGTCAACAGTCAGACATACCTGGCCGATACCTTTACCACCATGAACGACATGATCACTGGTGGAATAACCCAAGTAAATCTGGCCACCCAGGCATTTGGCCAGGACTTGGCCAATCTTGGATATCTTATCAATCTGTCGGCTTTGGATGATTTTGGCAGCCCTTTGGGCTTGATACAACAGATATACAGTGTAACTGGCGCCATTCCTTCAGTAAGTATTCTTTTTGTTGCGGCCGGAGTTCCGGTGGATGTGGTCATATCATTGACCGATCCTACTGTCAGTGTGGCTGACAGTGTCCAACGACTCATGTATACGGCCATGACACAGATAACTGGTGTGGCACTAGATCAAATATTGTCAGTCATGGGAGTGACCACAGCCGGCATCACAACCATGGCGGATCTGTTGAATCCGGTCAAACTGTTCCCCAACAGTTTTCAAAGTTTGACCACCCCGACCAAATTTGGATCTAGAGGCATCTACGTCAACTCCGCTGGCAGCGTGAATCAAAATTTACTAAACGAATTGCCGGCCTATGTGGTCAGGAGCATGACATGATTGCCTATGACCGACTCAGTCAGATTGTGCCAGCCGATCAGGCCCTGGCCTGCAAAGCCTTGAGCGTGAGTCTACAACAGATTTCAGGTGTATCGACCATGCAGTTGCCGGTCTTGTCCGCGGCGGTGATTCCGCAACAGACCACACAAGACTTGCCGTTGATTTCGGCCTTGACAGTTGCAGTCCCACCAGCAGTGGCCAATTACTTTGCCAACACTGTTGCAGTTGGCAGTGGACCCGGCAACAGCATAGTGGTTGTTGACATATTGGGCACAGCCGCAGGGTATGTCAGCGCCGGTGCCTTGGCCAATACTGTCAGTAACTTGGCCACGGTCAATGTTGTGTCCTTGACATCAACCTACAATACCATGGCCAACGTTGTTGCAGGAACGTATGGCGACCCAGTTACTGGTCCAGTCACAATCCCCACAGGTCCCTATGCCAACACCTATACCGACGCCGAGGATGCTTTTGCCAATGCCTTGATTCCAGGAGCACAAAGCCAAATTTCAACAGCCGTCGCTTCTTATCCCAGTGCCACTGCCAATCTCAACACCAACTGGAACAGCATGGCCTCACAGTTGACCTTGGAAAAAAATCTGCAAGCCAAGTCTGGAATAAGTTTTGCAAACCTGCAACCCAACAGTACCGCATCCATGTACAGTTTTATTTTTAATCTGCCGGCGTACGGTCGAGATACTCAAGTGGGTGGAACCACCCAATTGGTTGAAAGCGTAGCCGATTATACCACCTTTACCGGTCAGGCCGTGATTGCCAGTCTGCGTGAAGGTCGCAATCAAGTAGCACTGCAATCCGTGGGCATCGCCACCAACAGTTCGATCCCGGCCGACCCTAACCCACCAGCTCCAACTGCCAACTTGATTCCTAGCACTTACACAGCTCAACAAGCCGCAAACATCGTTGTTGTATAAAAACAACACTTTTTAACTCCTGTTTACAAGGGTCAATTTTGGTTGACCAAAAATGCCATTTCGGCTATAATAGTAGTATAGTTAATAACAAGGAGCTGAAATGAAATTAAATGTTGGCGATAAAATTACTTGGACCAGTGCCGCAGGCAAATTGAACGGCACAATTAAAAACATTGTGTTATCCGAAAATGCCGCAGAAAAAACAGTTCCTTGGATTGATGTAGTTTACGGTGACAATCATGGTGTCAGACTTTGTGCTACACACAGCAATCTTAAAATGATGAAAGTGGAAAAAACGGTTGACCCAAAATGATTGATCGGTTATAATATATGTATAGTTAATAAAAAGGAGTTGAAATGTTTAAAACTAATTTGAATGATGTGTTATTTGCTGTATTTGCCGTGTTATGCGGGATCTCAATTGGTATCAACCTTGCTGAACTTATTGCAAAAACTTGCAGTTAAAAATCGGGCTGTAATGGGGAGATGCCTTCCTTGGAGAGCCTTGATACTCCAGAAACCCGCATGTCGCTTTTGCTGGTTTTAGACTTGAAATAAAAACCAGCACTTATTTAACTACTGGGAGCCCAAATGGAACCTAACAAGAAAATAAATGTGTTAAGATATACCCTGACTCGAGATCAAATCATGACCTTTGTGGGCGGGTTACACGACATACAGTTTGACATGATCGAAGCCATGGTAGAAAACAAAGGACTCAAAGGCTACCCTGAAGCCACGGAAGTTATCAATCACATACGAGGATTAAGATAATGGGTCTAGACATGTATGCTTACACAGCCTCTAGACAGGGACAATATGACGACTGGTGGTCCGGTGCCGATCTAAATCCCGAATCCAACGAGTTTGAAAATCCCAAATTGTCCAAGCCTGTGGAAATAGGTTATTGGCGTAAACATCCTAACTTGCACGGCTGGATGGAACGACTGTGGCAAAAGAAAAACGACGGCATTATCAGAGAAAAAAATGAATTCAACGGTGTTGAACTGGAACTGACGCGAGAAGATCTTGATCAGTTGGAACGTGATGTTGCTGAAGGATTTTTGCCCGAAACAACTGGATTCTTTTTTGGCACAGCCAGCGACGAATATTACAAGGAACGAGATTTGGAATTCATCAAACAGGCCCGCATGAACCTGTTCCTAGGTCTGCGTGTATTTTACAACTCCAGCTGGTAGTAAATATATGACAACAATCGATTACACATCAGAACAATTTAACAGGATCAAAGTGGCCGCAGACTGGATCAGAGACCTTGAGAGCAGTGACAGCCGATTACACAAAGAAGCAGTAATTGAAAAAGCCTTGATGGCTGCCCGGTTGGGTAGTGCCAATGCTCAATGCTTCTTGTTCAACTGCTACCAGGCCTACAATCCCTACTATGTGTTTGGCGTCAAGAAAGTTCCCGAAACTGCGGGCTTGGAAAATAGACCAAACCCGTGGCCCAAGTTCTGGGCCATGCTGGAAGGACTCCGCACCAGAAGTCTCACTGGACACAATGCCAAGACTGCAATCGAGTTCATGAGCGAACAGTTTGACTCAGTAGAATGGAACGGCCTATGCCGTAGAGTCATCATCAAAGACCTGCGCTGTGGTATCACAGAAAAGACCTTGAACAAGGTGTTGGGCAATACAGAATGGAAAATTCCTACATTTACTTGTCAATTGGCCCAGGATTCAGGTGAGCACCCATCAAAAATGACTGGCATCAAAAGATTAGAAGGTAAGTTAGATGGAGTACGTGTACTGGCAGTAGTTACCAATACTGCCGTTGAATTATACAGTCGCAACGGTAAACCGTTTGATAATTTTCCGCAGATTGCCCAAGCCATTACCAAAATTGTAAAAAAATTCAAACCTGGTTATTTTAAAGGCTCATTTGTGTTTGACGGCGAGGTAGTAGGCAACAGTTTTCAGGCCTTGATGAAACAGGCACAGCGTAAATCAAATGCCAAAACCGATGACATGGTTTATCATATTTTTGACATTATTCCAATGGCAGATTTTGAGCGTGGGTATTGGAACGCTCAACAATTTAAACGTACAGAAATACTGTTAGGCAACAAAGAGTTGATCGAAACAGAGTCTAATCTAAAAGTTACAGATGGTATACTGGTAGATCTAGACACCGCAGAGGGACATGATCAACTTAGACGCTATGCCAACGATGCGATCAAAGCAGGTCTTGAAGGTATCATGATCAAAACTTGGGAAGCACCATATGAATGCAAGCGTAGCAGTTTTTGGATGAAATGGAAACCGGTTATAACAGTGGATTTGAACATTGTGGGGTTTGAAGAAGGCACTGGTCGCAACAAAGACAGACTGGGTGCTATAATATGTGAAGGAGTAGACAATGAAAGAACAGTTAGAGTTAATGTGGGCAGTGGCTTCAGTGATCTGGATCGCGATCGTTATTGGAGTGAGCGTGACCAGCTTCTCGGTCACGTTGTGGAAGTGGCTGCAGACGCTGTCACTCAAAATCAAGACGGCACTTACAGCCTCAGATTCCCGAGATTTGTAAGATTTCGTGGATTTGAAGTAGGCGAGAAATTGTAGTTGACAGCAACAAAAAATTCATGTAGAATATAATACATACAATAAATCCAGGAGAAGATCATGACACAGTCTTTTATTTGGTTGTACGAAGGTGTTGTTACTATTGCGGCATCAATTTTGATTGTCTACATATTGACCAAAATCTTAAAATATTTGGAATAAATTGCATGATTCAAGTGGTTGACATATTGATTGTGATTTTTGGTTTAGCCGGTTTTGTGGCCGGACACACCGTGGCTAGCAACAACAAACCACAAACAGTCACCGACGAGGATCTCAAGCGTGACCTGGAATACCATCGCAATTTGACTGACAGTCTCAGACAAGATGTCACTGATCTACGCAAACGCAACAACGAACTTTTGGAAAAAAATTATGAGTTACGTAGAACAATCCACTCTTAGTGAACACTCAGTGACATTCTTTTGCGGCGGCGACGAAATGCTCAGAGTCGGTCGAACTGGATTTTACGTTCGTGGACAACGACTCGAACAGGATGAACGCGAAGCTGAACGAGTGTATAATAGTTTTACGCAGTGGTTAGCATGGCAACAACTTCAACGATAGGAGAATTACAATGGCATCAAAATTAAAGAAATTGGCAAAAGTAAATGAATCAATCACACTCAATCGTTACGACAACGGGTGGATGGTTGAAGTAAGTGGGCGTGATGAGGAAAGCGACTGGAAGACTGCCAAGATCATGTGCAGCACCGAGGACGAAATGATTGCTGTGATCCAAGAATGGAGCACTATGGAATTGGATAGCTGATCATGACAGTCTTCCAGGAACACGAATGATCACACAAGACTTTTGGAAATATTTTGAACAAGAAGCCGAACCCCGTTTAGAAAAACGAGCCAAGACTTTCAGGCAGATATTTGAATACCTGGATCAGCAGTCGGGTCCAATCTTGATAATCGAAACTGGAGTTGCCAGACAACCCGATAACTGGGCCGGCGATGGACAAAGCACGGTGCTGTTTGATCGTTATGTCTCAGCTCGCGGACCTGACAGTCATGTTCATGCTGTGGACATCAGTGCCGATTCGGTCATGGCTTGCCGTAGCATGGTTGGTGCGCAGACCACGGTACATCTACAAGACAGCGTGAAATTTCTAGATGAGTTGGCACGAGATGCCAATGGCCTTAGACCCAACTTGGTCTATCTCGACAGTTGGGATCTTGATTGGGACTACTGGTTCCCCAGTGCGGTACACTGTCTCAAAGAGTTTGCCGCGATTACACCATTGTTGAACCCGGATACATTATTGGTAACCGATGACAGTCCTCCAGTCACACATATTTTAGAATCCGGAGAGCGTACCATTATCGCACCCAGCAAGATTGCTGGCAAAGGTCGCTTGTTGGCCGAATATGCAAATCAAATTGGTGTGTTGCCTTATTTTGCACAGTATCAAGCAGGATGGATTGGCCTATGAATCCCGTCACATTATTAGCCAACGGAGTTGATAGTTTATGGACCTGGACCTATAGTATTGTGGCCGGATGGGGTCTCACTGTCACTGCCATGGTTGTAGTCGTAATCATATTGTTGATCCGTACAGTGAATCTACAACAGAGGCTGGATCAACTTGAAAACCGAGTGGTAGCCAACGAACGTGAATTCAACCTCATGACCAAATCATGGCCGGGCAAGAAGTAGAAACACATACTTGTTCGATATGCAGTTGCGACTACACCGATGACGAAGGCGGTATAGACGGCAATTTTGGCATGTTGCCGGTGAGTTTTTGTCCGACCTGTTTCAGCTGTATGTGTGACATGGCCTCACAGTACTTGGATATTGGACCAGATGGCGAATCAAATCCCGAACATGATCGCCTGATCGAACATCTTAAGGGCATACGTCATGTTGTGATAAATGCCACCTACGGTGGATTTGGCCTAAGCCGAGCAGCCGAATTGGCCTATCTACATCGTACTGGCACAGCCTACACCTTGGAGGATCGCGAAGATCGTGCCGCAACAATACAACAGGGACAACGTATCCGGGTCAATCGGGCCTGGTGGAACAGTCGAGCTCTCGAACGCGATGATCCTGTTCTAGTAAGTGTGGTGCGCGAAATGGGCACAGCAGCCAATGGTGAACATGCAAATTTGTCCATAGTACAAATTCCTGCTGACGTTGAGTGGCAGATAGAAGAATACGACGGTCGAGAGTGGGTGGCTGAAAAGCACCGCACCTGGAGTTAAAAACGGTAAATACGCAATGATATTTGGATCAGCAATTTTGGCCACAGCATTACTATTGAGCTTGGTGGCAGCTTATTATTCAATCATGGGTCTCACGGCTATTTTTGCCGCGGCCACCATACCAGTGATCATTATGGGTGCCAGCTTGGAACTGGGCAAGATAGTGGCCACGGTATGGCTACACAACAACTGGTCGCGTGCCAGTTGGCTGTTCAAAACATATCTTGTACCGGCTGTGTTCTTTTTGATGCTGTTGACCAGCATGGGCATATTTGGATTCCTGTCAAAAGCACATAGTGATCAAAGTCTGGTCAGCGGCGATGTCACTGCCCGGATTGCCATATACGATGAAAAGATCAAAATTGAACGGGAGAATATAGATGCCAATCGCCGAGCACTCAAGCAAATGGACGAGGCAGTGGACCAAATTATGGGTCGCTCGACGTCGGAATCCGGAGCGGATCGATCGGTTGCAGTTAGAAGAAGCCAGCAGAAAGAACGTGCTCGTCTTCTTGCGGAAATTGCAACATCTCAACAACGGATTACCGCCCTCAATGAGGAACGGGCGCCGGTTGCCGCTGAAGTTAGGAAAGTGGAAGCTGAGGTTGGACCGATAAAATATATCGCGGCCTTGCTGTATGGTGACAATCCTGATAGCAACATATTGGAAAAAGCCGTGCGTTTTGTCATCATCATGATTGTGTTGGTATTTGATCCCTTGGCCTTGTGCTTGATCTTGGCTGCCAACAAACAGTTTGAATGGGCCCGTCACGGCGCAGGTGGCTGGGTGCATGACCAAGACTCCAAGGAACAGTCAGCGGAATCATGGTTTGACCATGCACGAGAGCGAGCAAGATTTTGGGACCAACAACCCAAACATGAGTTTGAAGGAGTTCGGATGCCTGGCGGTGAGTGGGTACAAACTGGTCCTACATTTGACACACCGCACCAGACTGGTACTAACGATCCGATTGATTTCCCTAAATATGAACCCGATGATGGCCCATTGACACCAGAACAGATTGAACAGATACAGGAATTGGCCAACAAAGAATTGCCAACAGGCGAATTGGTTGACCGACAAGAATTGTTTCCTCCAGCCAAAGAAGAACCACCATTGCCCGCCCCAGTTGCTGGACGAGTAATATCAGCCGGCGGCGAGTATGTGGAAGTGAATGGCAAGCGTATGCATCACAAAGCATTTGACGTACATAGCGAAGATGCCAATCATGCAGTCGACCGCCACGAAACAGCCCGACTACAAGCCGACAACGACCTGACCGCCATAGCCCCTACATCGGGCTTTGGCATAGCATTTCCAGATACACCCAACAAAGGCGATACCTATCTACGAGTAGATCGCTTGCCCACTGTGTTATACAAGTTTAACGGTCGTGACTGGATCGAAGTTGACAAGGAAGTCAGTAGCAGTTATGTGTATGAAGATTCCTATATCGATCACTTGATAGGCCGTATTGGATCAGGTGAATACGATCCAGACCTATTGAGCGATACCGAGCGTGAAGCCATTGCTGTAAGATTAAGAAACAATCCACCAACGGTGTAACATGTCCGAAATCAGCACCTGCAGTTTTTGTAGCAAGACCAAAGATCAAGTGTTAAAATTGATCGTGGGCGACAGTGCTGCCATTTGTAACGAATGCGTAAATCTTTGCGGTACCTTGCTGGTTGATACCAAAAAACACAAACGTGTTAAAGGCAATCAATTGGCCATACCCGATCCCAGAGCAGTGTTTGAATATCTTGATCAGCACGT